AAAGGAAAAGATCTGGGAGGTTCTGGCGAAGCATCTGTTGACCCCGGCGCTTGATGCCCGGGGCGAGCTTGATCTTTACGCCCTTCAGGAAGTGGTGATCGGGACCGTCTTCACCGATGGCGAGATTTTGGCCCGTCGCCGCATCCGCCGCGGCAAGTATGCCAAGGATCTGCCGCTCGGGTTTCAGGTCGAGCTGCTGGAGGCGGATTACCTCGACACGACCGTCACCAGCTGGGGCAAGAACATAGTCATCGAAGGCGTCGAATACAGCCCGATCGGCGACATCGAGGCCTATCACCTCTACACCGAACACCCCGGCGCTACCCGCCAGATGGGGCACAGCCTGAAATCGGAGCGCGTTTCGTGGCGCGATATCCTGCATATCCGCAAGCTCGACCGCCCCGGACAGCTGCGCGGGGTGCCGTGGCTTGCCCCTGTCATGCTGACGCTTGGCGAGGTCAGCGACTATCAGGAAGCGCAGATCCTGAAACAGAAGATGGCCTCCTTGCTCGCGGCGGTCGTTACATATGAAAAGGATTCGAACGTCGATCCGAAGGCTCGCCTCAAGGGACTCGACAAGATGGAGCCGGGCGCCATCGTCGGCGCGCCGGAGGGGGCGGCGGTCACCTTCACCACGCCGCCGAAGGTCGATGACTACGGCATCTTCATGCGGGAATGCCTGGGCGCGATCGCGATGGGCATCGGGATCACGCGCGAAGCCCTGACCGGTGATCTGAGCGGCACCAATTTCTCCAGCGGCCGGATGGGGCGCATGGAGATGGATCGCAACGTCGAGCGCTGGCAGCGCATGATCATCAGCCAGTTCTGCATGGGTGTGGAGCGGTGGGTGCTTGAAGCATGGCCGATGCAGCGGGTTCTGCAGACTGAGACGTTCTCGCTGGAGCACACCGCGCCGCGGCGCCCGCTGATCGATCCGAACGACGAAATCGACGCGATGCTTAAGGGTGTCGAAGGGGGCGTCGACAGCCGCCAGAACGTGCAGCGCAAGCTGGGTCTCGATCCCGAGCGGATCCGGCGCGAGCGGGCCGAGGACGCTGAAAAGGACGCCGGGGCGAAGCTCGACCCGATCGCGCCCAAACCCCGGCCCACGGCGCGCGAAGCCCGCAAGGCCAAGGAAACCGAGGAGACGAAAGCATGAAGAAACGTGGGACTGACCTGATCCTCGGCGGCGAACTGGTGCTGTCGGGCTATGTGATGTCGGATGAAGCGGCAGGATGGGCCTGGGAGGAAGAGATTTACTTCTGCCCCCAGATGGTCCGGGAAGCGCTACTTGCGATGGGTGACGGCGAGGTTGTGGTGCGCCTCAACTCGAATGGCGGCGATCCGGTTGCGGGTGAGGCCATCCGCGCCACCCTTGCGAACCATCCGGGCGGCTGTCGGATCATTGTCGAGGGAAATGCGTCCTCGGCGGCCTCGCTCATCCTGATGGGTGGTTCGCGGCGTGAGATGACGGCCGGGTCCTTCATCATGCTGCACAACCCCTCTGGCTATGTTTACGCCAATGCCGATGGCATGCGGGCGCAGGCCGATTTCCTCGACATGCTCGCCCGTGTCTATGCCCAGGTCTATGCCGATCGGTCGGGTCAGACTGTCGAGGATGTGCTCGCGATCATGGCTGCTGAAACCTTCTACACCGTCGAAGACGCGATCGAGGCGGGCTTTGTCGACGCGGTTGCCAGCGAAGGCGATGCCGCCAAACCCGCACCTGTCATCGGTGAAGAGATGCGTCTGCAGATGCGCAGCGCGATGAACACCTATGCCGCGCTGATGCGCGACAAGGCCCCGACTGGTGCATCTGGCGCCGGTCACAACCCTGCCGCCCCCGGCGGTGCCCTGGCCCCGGTGGCCGCAACCATGGAGCAGAGAATGCCCGACCCCATCACTCCGACCCCGCCGGTGCAACCCCCGGCCCCGACCGATCCGCAGGCGCCCATCATGGCCGAGCGGAACCGCATCAGCATGATCCGTTCGATGGCAACGCCCTTCATGGCCGCTGGTCGTCTGCCGAGTGGTTCTTGAACCTGCAGATGGTGACGGGTCGAGAGGGTGAGCGGTCGTTTGTCGAGCAGGTTCTCGCTTTTGCGACCAGCCGTGAGAACTACTTGGGAAACACGTCAAGGCGCTGATCCTGACGGCGCGGCAGTGGGGTCACTTGCATGCCGTGCCAAAGGGATGTGGCGGAGAAAGCTGGCTGAAGCGATATCAGCGGTTGAGAGAACCGCTGGGTCTGCCCCAGATCGGTGTGGGCGAGTATCTGATCGATGCGATGTTCCGGCTTGGGCCGGTGCGCAACAACGGAATGTCCGTCAGTGCTCCGGATTGGGCGGAAATCGAGGCTTTTTCCCGTGTCACGGGTCGGATTTCTGAGCCTTGGGAGGCCGAGGTTCTCTACGACATGTGCCACGGCTACCACGAGGCGCGTATCGCAGGGGAAGATCCGCTCGCGATGTCTCCAGCCGAGATCGAGGCTGAAGGCCAACAATAGGCTGACACGGCGGTAGTGCCGCCGGTCAGTCGCTTCTCCAAAAGACCGTGATCGATTGCGGGGCTGCTTGGGCCGCCGCGAAGAGGTATGAAATGACCGCTGCGCAGATGAAGGCCACGCTCGGGCTCGATGTTTCTCAGTTTGAGACACGTGCGCGCGGTGCGGCCAATACCGCGAAGCAGATGGGCGCCGAGATTTCGCGTGCCCTCGATGGCTCAAAGGCCTCGGCGCAAGCGCAGGTCAGTGCCTTCGAGCAGCTGCGCGCATCGATCGATCCTGCCTACGCGGCCACACAACGCTATGCGCAGTTGCAGCGCCAGATTTCGGGCTACGTCGATGCCGGTGTCACCAGCCAGCGCACCGCAAACATGGTCCTGGAACAGGCTGCTGCGAAGTACCTTGGCGTCGCCACTGCGGCCCAGAGAGCGGAAGTTGCGCAGCGCGAAACGGCTCAATCGATCGCGCTTGCCACGGGCAACTATCAGTCACTGCGGGCGTCGATTGATCCGGTCTATGCGGCCAGCAAGCGGTATGAGCAGGCACAAGAGGCTGTGAACGCTGCACTGACCGCCGGGGTCATCAAGCAGGAAGAGGCCAACAGAGTGCTGCAGCTCGCAGGGCAGCGATATCTGGCGTTCGAGCCAGCGACCAGTGCTGCGACCTCCGGTTTGGCAAAGTTCACCCCTGCGATCACCAATGCTGGCTTCCAGGTGCAGGACTTCGCGGTGCAGGTGGCGAGTGGTCAGTCGGCCATGGTCGCATTCGCGCAGCAGTTCCCGCAGCTTATGGGTGTCCTTGGTTTCAGCGGCAAACTGGCGCTGGCCGGCGCTGCCATTGGCACGATCGCGGCTGTGGCTTTTGCTGTGGTTCCCAAGTTGTGCGATATGCGCGATGCCGCCGAAGTCACGGGCGATGCGATCGACCGCTTGTCAGAGGCTGTCGCGAACTACAAGCGATACACGGATCTTGCCAATGGCTCATCGGTCGAGATGACCGAGCGGTTCGGCATCATGGCAGGACAGATCGGGCGGACTTCGGAGTTTCTTGCCAAGATCGGGCGCGTCGAGGCCGTGCAGGCGATGGACGCCGCTGTGAAATCCTTGTCGGAGTCTTTCGGCGGCCTCAGCACAAAGCTGGTCTACGGCACTGGCGGTTTCTTCTCTCAAGGTGGGGTGATGCAGGAATGGCAACGCACGCTGATCAACCTGCAAGAGGAACTTGGCCTTACTGATGAGCAGGCCCAGGCGGTCATGCTGTCGCTCGCAAAATTTGGCGAAGCGGATGGCGTGCAGGCGCAGATCGCTGCCGCCACTGACCTCAGTGCGACTTTCGAGCGGGTCTTCGGCAGCATCGAAAAGGTTCCGGGGCCGCTTCTTGCAGTGGCGAAACAGGCCGGTTTGATCGCCTTGGAGGCTGGTGACATCGCCGATGAGAGCGCGCGCGCCACAGCTGAACTGCAGCGGCAGAAGCAATCATCGGCAGACATGGTCGCGCAATACATGGCGCAGGCGGACATGGCCAATGCGATTGCAAGCCATGGTGCAGAGAGTGCGCAGGTCGAGGAATTGAAGCGTCAGGCGGCAATGCAGACCGCTGAGGAATACATTCGGCAGAACAACCTGTCCGGTGATTTGGCTCAGAATGTCAGGAACGGTGCGCTTGCTGCGTTCGATGCCCAGATCAACGCTGCGAACGCTGCAAATGCCCTGCGTGATGCCGAGGCGGCGGCGCGTGGGCTGGCTGCCGCCATCGCCGCTGCCGCTGGTTTTTCGGCGAATCTGGATAACGGTGTCGTCGTCCTGCAGGCGAAGATTGAGGCTCTTCGGAAAGGTGTCGATGCGAACAACGCGGCCACGATCGCCGGAATGAGGCTCGAGGCTGAAGCAAATAAGAATCGCGCCATCGCTGCGGGTGAGGACCGCCTGATTGCTATTGCACGCTATGGCACCGACATGGCGCAGATCGAGCGACAGGAAACGCAACTAGGGCAGATCAAGGAACTGGAAGCAGCGAATCGGAGCGCTGCAAAGTCCAGTGGCTCTGCAGCATCGGCCGCCAGCAAGTTGACTTCGGAATTGGACAAGGAAGCGCAAAAGTGGCGCGAGACGCTCGATCCAATGGCAAAGTACACGCGCCAGATGGAGGAGCTGAAAAAACTGACCGGGCGGTTGTCGCAAGATGAAATGGCCGCTGCCATCCAGAAGTTGAATGGCGAACTAGCCGACAGTCTTCCTATGGTCGGCGATCTGGCAAACGCCTGGGCGGATTTCGTGATGTCGGGCGGCAAGGACATCGAAGGGCTTGGCGATCTGTTCAAGGGTGTCCTGAAGCAGATGATCGCCGATGCGGCGAAACAGAAGATCATGCTCGCCTTGGGGATCGTGCCTGCCGGTGCCGCCGGCACGCCGGGTGCTGTAGGTGGCACGGCTGGCACCGGTGGCACCCTAAGCAACTTCGGTGGAATCTTTGCCGAGGACGGTTGGCTTATGACGAGGCTGAACAGCGGCACCGGCATTCTCGGCACCGTTGGTGGGTGGCTCGGGATGGGTGGTCAGGCGGCGGGCGCTGCAGGTGCGGCCAGCGGCATCATGGGCACGCTTGGTAGCCTCGGGTCCATGATGGGCACGGTGGGGGCGATCATCGGCGGCATCGGCATGGTGGTGTCGCTCGGCAAGAAGCTGTTCGGTCGCGAGCTGAAGGATACAGGGATCAGCGGCGTCTTCAGCGGCTCGGGCTTCTCCGGGTCTTCCTACAAGTATTACAAGGGCGGCCTGCTGCGCTCGGACAAGACCTCTTACGAGGCGCTTGACCCGGTGGTGCAGTCCACCATCGGCGCGGCCTATGGTGATCTGCGCAAGAGCGTGAAGGGCATGGCTGGCGTGCTCGACCTCGGGACCGATGCGATCAAGGGCTTTGCCTACGAGTTCAAGATCAGCACCAAGGACATGACCGAGGAACAGGCCCTGCAGGCGCTGCAGGACGAAATGGCAAAGGCCGGTTCCGGCATGGCCGAGCTGATCCTCGGGACCGAGCGCTATACCGAGGCGGGTGAAACCGCCCTCGATACGCTGACCCGGCTGTCTTCCAGCCTGACCGCGGTGCGCCAAGTCGCGATATTGCTGGGGCATACCTTCGACATGGTCGGTCTGCGCGGCGGTGACGTGGCCTCGAACCTTGCCAAGGTGTTCGGCGGGGCCGAGTCCATGGGCACGGCGGTGCAGGCCTATTGGCAGACGTTCTACACCGATGGCGAACGCATCCGCACGCTGACCCGCCAGACGGCGCTGGAATTGCGCAAGATGGGCGTGTCGATGCCCCGGACCCGGGAGCAGTACCGCGCCCTGATCGAGAGCCTCGATCTCTCGGACAAGAGTTCGCACAAGCTCTATGCCACGCTGATTGGCCTGTCGGGTGTGATGGACCAGATCCTGCCGACAGTGTCGAACCTGACGCGCGAGATGGAGCGGCTGCAGGGCAGGGTGGTGACGATCATGGACAAGATCGCCACCGGCCTCACGGCGGCAATTCAGGCCAATCAGGCGGCTGCAGGGGAATGGCGCAAAGCCGGTGACGGCATCCGCGACTATCTGGACAAGCTGCGCGGCACCGCTTCGGCCCTGATCTCGCCGATGCAGGCGCGCGCCTATAACCAGATGAAGTGGATGACCACGCTGGCCTCGGCCCGCGCGGGTGACCTGACGGCCGCCGGCAACCTGACCGGCACGGCGGGCAGCTATCTGGACAGCGTCAATGCGACGGCTGGCACGCGGCTCGAGGCCGCTCGGGCGCAGGCCCGCGTTGCGGCGTCTCTCGGCCTCTTTGCGAACAAGACCGAGACGCAGGCCGACAAGCTGGATCGCATCGCGACCATTCAGGGGCGGCAACTCGCCCTGATCGAGCGACTGCAGGCCCTGATGGATGCGGGCAAGACGATCAGCGCCGAACAGCTCGATCTGCTGCGCACCCAGCTGGGCGATCTCGATCGCAAGATCCTGCGCGTCAATGTTGCCGGGTTCGAGGGCGCCACCTCGCTGCTGCCCAAGGGTCAGATGCAGGGCCTGCGCTCTGCGCTGGATGATCTGCGCGATGCCATCCTCGCGGAAACAGCACGGCAGAAGCATGAGGCTTCGGTCACCAAGCTGAACGCGCTGGTCGGCAACCTGACGAAAAACAAGAAGGGCAACGTCTTTGTCGATGACAAGGACCTTGCCCGGATGGCGCGCATTGCCGGGATCGACGCCGAAGGCCTGACGGCCAATCAGCTGCGCAAGCGCCTGGTGAACTTCGACGGCGGCGATCTGCTGAAGGGCACGGTCTATGACCCGACCGGGTCGAAAGAGCAGGCCTATCTCGATCGGCTGCGCGGTCCAAGCAATGTGTCGGGACCGGCACCTCAGTGGGCCGAGGGGCTGCTCGGATTCTGGCAGAAGATCTACAACAACCCGAACCTGACCGTCAAAGACATCATGGCGGCATCCAAGGGCGGCACGCCGCTCTCGGAAGTTCCCGGCGCGCTTGAGGTCGAAAAGGTCAAGAAGAAGGTCAAAAAGTTCGCCGATGGCGGCTATCACGCCGGGGGCCTGCGCATTGTGGGTGAAGAAGGGCCAGAGTTGGAAGCGACCGGACCGTCGCGGATCTACAGCGCCAGCCAGACCCGCAACATGTTCGACATGACCGGGCTCATGCGAGAGTTCCGGGCCATGCGCGAGGAACTGGCGCAGATGCGGGAAGAGCAACGCCAGCTCGGCCTCGCGATCGCCGACAGTAACCGCAAGATGCAGCGCATCATGCAGAAGTGGGATCAGACTGCGGTCCCGACGCAAGAGGTGACCCCGTGAACATCATGGAGCCGGTAACGGTGGCCGAGGCCAATCTGGTCTCTTCCAACGTGCCAGAAACCGATCATCCCGCGTGGTCGTCGGCCACGACCTATGGCCTGGCCGACCGGGTGATCCGCAATCACCGCGTCTATGAGAGCGTGCAGGCAGGGAATACCAACCACGATCCTGCGACAGATGCGACCAGCACCTGGTGGCTGAATGTCAGCGCCACAAACCGCTGGAAGGCCTTCGACGGCGGGCTGTCCGATCCTGTGACGCAGGCGGGTGACGTGTCCTATGTGCTAAGCTTCTCGAAAACCGCCGACTGCGTGGCCCTGTTCGGGCTGAACGCGGAAACGGTCAGGGTGGAGATCACCGACCCGGTCGAGGGCGTGATCCATGATCAGACATATCCGCTGATATCCAGCGAAGAGGTGCATGACGGCTGGACCTATTGCTTTGCGGAGTTCACCTATTCGACCGAACTGGTGGTGCGGGATCTGCCGTTCTACAGCGGCACAGAGCTGGAGATCACCGTCCACTCGACCGGCCCGACCGAGGTCGGGGAGATCCTGATCGGGGTGGATCACTACATCGGCAAGACGCTGGTCGATACCTCGATCGGCCTGCAGGACTATTCCGTCAAAGAGCGGGATGCCTGGGGCGCGATGCAGATCGTCGAGCGGGGCTTCACCCGGACGGTCGACTATCGATTTTCCTTCGCCACCGAAGATGCGCAGCGCATCCAGCGGATCATGTCGCGCATCCGGGCACGGGTTGCCGTGTTCAGTGGTGGCGACGGTGCCGCGCAATACGGGTTGAACATCCCCGGTTTCTACAAGGATTTCAGCGTCCCGCTGACCAGCAACGTCAGCTTCGGGTCGCTCGAAGTCGAAAGCCTCATCTGAAAGGTGATCCATGCCCATCACGCCGCCGCCGCCCACGCCCAGCCGGACGAACCCTCTGACATTCAGCCCGCGCATGGACGCGTTTCTCGCGTGGTTTCCGACCTTCGTCACGGATTACAACAATGATGCCGCCCTCATGGGCCGCCGCTATGTCACCTATGGCGGCACCGCGAATGCCATCACGCTGACGGGCGCTTTGCCGGCTGGTGCATCGTCTGTGCCGACCGGGACGCAGGTGCGGTTTCGGGCGACGGCGGCCAACACCGGTGCGACCACCATCAACCTCGATGGTGTCGGCGCGGTCGCGTGCCGGACGATCACCGG